ATTGTAAAGAGGATCTGGTGTTTATCAACTTCAAAGACTTTACAGAAGTGATTTTCATTGATTACCGGTGTGTGTTCTGGCATAATTTGGGGTTTACTGGTTTAATATGATTTTGGCTTCGTCTAAAAAAGCGATGTATTTTTCAAAAGTGCTTTCATGTACATCATTCCACTCTACGAGTTCAGCGCGGTTGAGAATGTTATGGATCTCCTGCTTTTTATCATTATCTAAAGCCAGCTGCAGGTCTTTTATGATTTGGCTGGCTTGTTGGTTATTGTTCATCTTCCTGGTGCATTTTTATGATTAATCGATTAACTTTTAGTCTGAGGCTTTTATGGAGCTTATATCTAGGCTCCTTTTGCTCACCCATTTCTAAATACATTTTCACCTCTGTCCAGGCTGAGTGCTCTAAATGGATTAGAGCTCTTTGAAACCAGGTAAGCTCATCCGGGTAATTGATTCTTTGGAATTTGAGTACTCCAATGAGGTCTGAGAGCCTTTGAGTGGCTTTTTTGTGTTTATCAATTGCTTGATCTGTAGTCATAGTCTTTAGTTTTTAATGCTTGATTAATAAGTGGTTTAGAGTAGTAAGAGGCGATCTTGCAGGTCATAGAGTTGTATAGATCCCACACCGTGTCTTTTTTTAGGTTTTCAATGCCATTCATGCGTCTTACAAAATCATCTTCCAAAACTCTGTACACGCTATTCCACCATTGAAATAACTTTGAGTTAGCCATAAGCTTTTGGAGAGCTTTCTCGTCTTTAGCATACGAATCGCACCAGGCCAGATAAGTGTCTAGCGTGTACATGGTGTGCTCATGCTCCGGTACTTGTAAAATTTGTGCTACTGTTTTCATAATTATTCTATATCGTGCCAATATTCTGCTGCCCCTTCTGCCCAAATGGTGTATAAATCACCTCCGCCAAATCTGGAAAGGATACTTGCTCTAAAGCCTTCAACAAAAATTTTGACGTCTGCATCATACCTCACAAACTTGGCTGGACGGCCTTCTGGTTCTTTGCCTTCTGCATGACTTAAGAAAATGATTAGCTTTTTGTGCTTAATCGCAAAGTCTTTGAAGACTCTGTATTCTGTTTTAGTCATACCCATAAATTGATAGGAATCGATAAAGTAGATGTCTGGGCTTTTGTGCTTTTCGATTCTCTCCATAAGATCCTCTTTGCTTTCTGAGAGGATCACAAATCGCTTTTTAGCCAGGTGCATCTGGTTACGCTGCAAAGCATTTTTAAAGGACTTACGAGCACCCTCTTCCAGAGTGTTATAAGCCACTTTTTTAAATTCACATAAATATTTAGCTAGTTGCATTGCAAAACTTGTTTTACCGTTTCCAGACTTCCCCCAGATGATCCATACTCCTGTTGCTTCTGGCACGCCTATTGAATCTTTCCACTCTCCCTCAAAGGCGAGCTCCTTAAAATTCATTTTATAAATTTGGTCTATTGAGATGGCGCGGTTTAGGCTCATTAATCGGCTGTTAAAGGGTGTTTAATTATTGTTTTTAGATCTCTTCATCTTCATAGCGTGTATCATACGCTTTACACGTCTCAGGTCGTTCTCGGAGTCTGCAATGATCTTTTTGATGTCGTTGCGGTCCTCTATTCCATTGGCAACGCATACCTGAGTGATGTCGGTAGTGCCAACTCCTTGCAGTTCTATACACTTTCTACCTACACGGCTATAGATTTCTTTGTAGCCTTTCTTATTAAGTCGCAGGCCTTTTTTAAGGCGTTTCTCCAGGTGATCTGTAGCTGCTAAAACAATCCCGCAGTGATCTTCCAACTGGTTGAAAATTGTAATGAAGAAATACAGCACCTGGTCACTCAGCTTGTCAGCTTCATCCATGATAATAAGAGGACTGTCTTGTTTTTTAAGCTGTCTAGTTGCTTCCATCATCATCTCGGCCACAGTAAGGCCAGAGTAATCTCTTCCCATAGCCTGGAGAAGTTCTGCGAGAAAATATTTTCTATTCCAGTACTCATTGCACTGGAGCAAGTGAGCTCTTTTATGGTTTTGAGAGTAATGCTTAATCGCTAAAGATTTACCGCTGCCAGCTTCACCAACTACTGCAAATACATTATGATAAATTTGCGCATCGGTAAGCAAAGCAGTCATTCTTTTAAAATCTCTAGTTTCAACAACTTCCCACTGGTCTTTAGCATAACCTATTTGGCTGGCTACATTTCTCCACATGTCCTCAGAGATCTTCTCCCAGTTGTCGTTTAAGACTTGGCTTATCAATGCACTAGACACCCCTTTTAAGGTTCTAGCAGCTTGGTTTTGCGAATCGTAACGCTCGCAGTAAGCCTGCAGTTGGCTTTTAATTTTTGTTTTGTCTTGAATAGTCATAAATTTGGGTTTTGATTATTAATTAATTGCCCGTGCTTAAGCCCCACGGGCTTTTTTGTTATATCATATCGTATAAGTCGCTGTCGTCGCTGTTGCTTACTTCCTTATGGTATTGGGCTAGCTCAAGCTCTTTATGTTTTTTCTTAGGTTTCGGTTTGGCGTTCTTAGCTTTTTGCTTTCTGGAAGACTCTATGCCTTTTATATTCGGTGATCTTAAGCCCTGCTGATGGGCCGCGACTCCGTAAGTTTCCAAGATCCTTTCCGTTTCATTTCTCATGTCCACACGCAGATCCTTATTGCGCTGTATGATGTCTTTCACAAAGCCCTTCTCAAATTCTGTGATCTCCTGGTTAGCTCTAGACACTTCTACTTTAGTTTCGGCAGCCGTTACAAATCGAAGTCCGAGTGCTGTATCTTCATATAGGTAAATCAGGCTCATGTCCTCAGGATCAAACTTGATGTGAAATTTCTTATCGATAGACTTGCGGTGGAAGTTCATATCTGCTCTTCTGTCTTGATCATACACCAGGTACTCATACTTATTGCCTTTCTCCGTAAATGAAAGTCCAGAAGCATTATAGGTTACTGGCTTATCTCTTAAGATCCAGAATAGATCTACCATATCAAACATGCTTAGCTCTGGAGCCTCGGTGTTTTTGCTGTCGAGATACATGGATATCCGAGGTTCACCCGTTTTATGGTGTGGGGCCTCGTTCCATTCCTTACGTCTTTTGGCGTAAACGGCTTTGATTTCGTCCAAGCTTGGCAATTCCTTCTGGTTAGCCAGGATAAACTCCATATTTGCCTTAGATTCCTGTTTTTTGGTGGTAATGTTTTGACCACTAAAGAACCAGTCACGCTTTAAAAACTGCTGCTGAAAACGTCCAAAAATGCTCTCGATGGTCTTAGACTTACCATTGTAAGGCTGTGTTTTTCTAGCGAGCCTAGCTAGTTTACTTAAAAACTGGCCAGATTGCAGTTTTCCATGCCCTCCCTGTCCATCAAAACCAATTTGATAAGGTCTATGTCCAGAAGTTTTCGCAGCCATCTTGTAAGCGAAGTATTGCGCCTCGTAGTCCTCAGATTTTGATATATGATACCCGAGTAAGACTTCAGAAAACGTGTCAATAACTTCATACACCTGGCAAGTCTGCATTTTGCCGTTTTCGTCCTGGTAGTAGTAGTTTAATTTCGTACCATCACTATACCAGAGGCTATCACGTTGTGAAGGCATTTTGGTTTTAAGGTGAAGCGTATATTTTTCTTTGGCGGTAACTTCTCCGTATCTGTGGCCGTACCAAAGTGGCTTGATGTCTTCCTGGTGTAAGTAGTTGTAAACCGTTTGCTCAGACTTCAATTTCTTCCAGCCCTCCTCTTTTGCCAGCTTGTTGTATTCGTTAAACAATTGCATCGTATTAGCAATCTTATTCACTTGATCAGCATATCTGGAAACAAGCCACATCTTGGCATTATCATTTATTTTCTCAGAGTTCTTATTGCAGAAATTCCCGTGAATTAGACTTTCAAAACCTTCGGACTTATACTGGTTGTACTTTTGTTTGAGTCTACGATGATTGGAGGGTAGTGAATGTGGCCATTGATTAAATTCAAGTTCATTTACCACTTTGGCAATCTTTTGCCAGGTTTGGGTCTTAGCAACCCCAAGAGCTCTACGCCTGGCCAGCTTGTTATTGAGTAATTTATCAATAGTGGAAAGGATAGAAGCGTTTGCCGTGTATTCGTTGATGTTTTTTTCTGGGAGAGATTTGTCGTCCTTAGTGTTGAAGTTTTGAAAGAAGTTTTTAGCTTCAATGTTGGTACTCAAATAGTCAGTAAATACAATGTGCTTAGTTTTCTTGTATGGATCACCAGCGATCTGAACGATCTTAGATTTTATTCTCTCCGGGATAGACTCAAATTCAATTAATGCTTTTACATTTCTGCAACCTCTTCGGATTACATTTATGTTTCCTGCTGAAGCATGATAGTGATAATTATTTCGATTAAATATCTTTCTATCAATTAGCCAGCTTGACTCAACGCATAAAGTATTTTCGTAATATTCAAACATCTTAAATAATTATAATTTTAGTTTCTTGTAAGGATCTCCAGTGATCTCAATGATTTTAGACTTGAATCTGTCAGGTATAGATTCAAATTCAATAAGTGCCTTTACATTTCTGCAACCTCTTCGGATCACGTTGATGTTTCCTACTGAAGCGTGGTAGTGATAATTTTTTCGCTTCAAAATATTCTGGTTAATTACCCAGATAGACTCAATACACAGTATATTTTTATAGTACACGTACATATTAAATATTTATGATGTTATTGATTTTAGAGCTTATCTCTTTGTATTCACTAGATATTTGAGTAGCCCTTTCGGAAGTGCGCTCTCCTCTAATGCTTAACCGAACAAACTTTTCAGTTACTTTATACTTAGAAGCAAGTCTCTTGACAACTTGGGAGATGTACTTATCTTTATTTTTACTAGATTTGATCAATTTACTTGTTTTGTTCCGTTACAAGAACAAATGTATGCCATATGTTCTAAATTAAACAAACAAAATGAGAGTAAATATCAAAATTTAACATTATGATAGTAGAAAGAATTTTCAAATTCATCAAATCTAAAGGGATAAATAAATCTGAATTCTACAGAATTACAGGTATTTCTAATGGATATTTAGACAAAGTGAAAGATGTTGGTGTCGCTAAAGTAGAGCATATTTTAAGCGTTTTCCCAGATCTTAATCCAGTTTGGCTTGTTACTGGTGAAGGGCCTATGCTGAAATCTCAGATTGAGAAGCCTCAAGAGACACATGATAATAGCTACTTATTAGAAGTGCAACGCAAACTTATAGAGAAGCTAGAAGATGAGAACGAGAGGCTTAAAAAGCAAATCAAACGTAGTAATGGTTACCAGATTGCTGCTGAACCAGACAGTTAACTAGCATCCACCACACACTTTCAAATTCAATAAATATTAAAGTACTGTATTACAGTATTTTAAAGTATTATTGTTAAAGATTTTAAGGAATTAACCCCTATTCAATCCATATAATTTTATCCATTTACTCTAATTAAATAGAGTTAACTCCTTTTCAATAAGCATTTATTTTTGTTAAAAACTACACCCATTACTACACCCATTCTTACACCCAATACTTTTTTCACATCATACGCATCATCATAAAACAAAACGTGCATAGAAGCCTTATTTAGCTCGTATGCACGTTGATATTTAAACTAAAATAAAGCCTTTACAGCACGTTTCTATTGACTTTGTGGTAGATAATGGTATATTTGGAAGCCCTAAAGTAGACGGCAGACTTTAAAAGGTATTTAAACACTATTGTAGCGGTGCTTAATTAGTAATTAAAAGTAAAAATTGCACAATTTGAAAAATGCACAAAAAAAGCGCCTGCACACGCAAACGCCTAATTTCATTGCCCTTTTGACCTTTTTTATAGTATTACTTTAATGTACACTTTGTTTTATGCCCCTTA